ATCTTCCGGTTTTTTATATCCTGGCAATAAGTCCAAATCATCAGATCCGGAACTTTTATAATTTGGTAATAAATCCATTTCATCTACAGAATTTTTAGCCATAATTATTTTCCTGCTTTCTTTAATTCAGATAATACTTGTTCTCGAGAAAGGTTATATTTTTTCATAGTATGTTGTAATCTTTCTTCATTTGGAGATTCACTGGGAGTAATCGACGGTTGACGAGATAGAGCCTGTTTCCCTTCTGCATTAACTGCATCTTCTAGAATTTTTTCTGCAGTATTTTGTACTCTCTTTTGAATTTCAGGAGGGTAATTAGCTAGATTGATTTGAATATTTCCTAATATCTTTTCTCCTATATCTCGGATTGCCCCAATTCCACCAGCTCCCCCTTGCATTCTCATTCTTAAGCCAGCAATTTCAGGCGTTAAGGTGTGAGCCGCCAAATAATTCACTGCTCTGTCTTGTTCTTTTGGGTTTCCCATTATTGCATCGCGATACCATTTCTTAGTTAGGTTATCGATAGGACCACCATATCCAACCCCATTATCAGCAATAAATTTATTCATTACATTTAATCCGGCGCTTGCCTGTGCCTGTTTCTGTGATTGAGCCAATGCCGCTTTTTGGACGGGGTATTGAGGTAATTTGTCGCCTGAAAGTGCGGATGCCAAAGCTTGGGTTTGACCATGCTGATGAGCTTCGCTTTTCTCACCACCACGCTGTCTTTCGTCATTCACCAAGTCGTCTAGACTTTGGCCCCGCATAAAAGCTTGATTAGCTGTATTGCTATCAATTCCAGCAGCAGCTGCTCTAGCTAATTGCTGTGCTCTAAATTCAGCTGGCATAGAAGTCCATTGCCGTGCTCGACCTCGAGACATCTGAGATTCCATAATGTTTTGCGCTAGCCGATACTGGGGAGACTGTTCGCCAAATTGGTGCTTTAAAGACTCAAGCCCTTGGACTTGGCCAGCGGCTCCAGTAAGAGGTGCGCCACCACCAGGAAGTTGAGCTTGTTGTTCTTGTTTCTTGGCTTGCATCTGTCTTAGCTGATTCATCGCTTCTTGGCTTTGTAAATTAGCTTGAATTTGTTTTGGGAGAGCTTCGCGCCTCATCTTAGCTTCTTGTTCTTGGCCAAGCTGGCTATAGGTTTCTAACGCCCTTTTAAGAGGGTCGACCATTGGTCCAAATTGCATTACGCCGATTGCCATAATAATTCCCCTTTATAAAAATGGCAGAGCTTTTGCACCTGCACCTAAAATATCGCCAAACATGCTCATTTCTTGGTTTTGTTGTTGTTGAGCCAGACCAGCTTTGGACATCAAGGATTGGGCAATATCTTGACCCATACCAGACGCGGCTTGTTGGCCTTGTCCAATAAGTCCTTGCTGCCCACTTAAGCCAGTCCCAAACAAACCTAATGCATGACTTAGGTATTGATTGAAATCTTGGTTAGCTAGACCGCTAGCAATTCCTTCCGCGTGCGCTTGTGCAGACGGGGTTCCAAACATGCCTTGGGAACCCGCTGCATCTTTCGCCGCCTTAAGAGCCTCGCCTTTCTGGAATTGATATCCAGCTGAAGGTGTATAACCTTCTGATAATTTTTGCATAAGAGCGCCAGGGTCTGATATCAAACCATGCAGTTCTTTAGAATAAGGGTCTAACTCTCGTTGACCTGCTTCTGCATAAGGACCCATATATTGCTTTAGTACATCTGGTATTTTGTCTAGTTGCTCACCAGCTCCACCACCGCCTAACAAACTTCCTAATAATCCTGCGCCAATCCCACCGCCTGCGGCTAACCCTATATCTTTCCAATCCATAATTTGTCTCCTAAACTACTTGAACGACTTTCATCACGCCGCCGATGTTAACTTTTAATTCGTCGGTGCTTGAGTCATATAAGATTGCACCATTTGTTGATGAGGCCAATGAAGTAATTGTAGCAGTTGATTGACTAGGCGCCACAATTCCCTCGTCAGATAAATCAGCCTGCATGTTTTGTATCAATAGAGCAAAAAAGTTCTTGGCTTCAGGAGTCAAATGACCTTCTTTATCTGTAAACTGTCCGATGCTTAAATTTGGTACCTTCATGTGCTATACCTCAAAATCCCACCGCTGCTAACAGCACGTGTGGCACCCCAAAACTGAAGCTGGAATGTAAGTTGGTTGCATCGACCCATATTCCAAAAATCTACTTTTCTTTGGCGTTTGCCAATCTCAGGTAGTTCTAACCCAACTTTATTACCATAACTGACGCCACCATCACGTGATAACGACAAATCGATTCTAGGAGGGCCGCGTCTTATAAGTTCGTTTATTCTATCAATCGTTTGTTGAGCTACTTGAGATGCATTTTCATCACCCACTAACTCTACTTTAATGTCATTTCCACCTGGAGCGGTACCTACATCTGCAACCGTATACCACACATTGTAAGTAACCGATAAGCCGTTAGTGAATGCAAAATATTCACCTCCACTTAAAACAGATGCAGCTACGGTTACGACACTTGAAATCTCTGGTAATTTTGCTGTTCCAACCTGAATAGTAGCTACGGTAAAACCAGAAGTTCCAGCGTCAATATTGGTTACATTGCCAACTGTTAAATTTTCAATTTGCAAAGTATCCATTGCAGTTAAATAGCTTTCAGCGTCATAAGGGTGTTGACTAAATATGTTAGAATTACTTACCCCTGTCTCAACAACAAAAGATAAGTTCTGAGCAATAAAAGGATCTCCAGTTGGAGTCTGAATGTTTTTAGTTTTTCTGAACTTAGGCATATATGTACCATCAAGTTCATTGAACGCACTATTAGATTCGTATAGTTGACCGTCTTTAAGACTGTCAAAATAATAAAGTTTGTTAAAAAATACCATCGACTTGGCTATATGATAATTTACATCTTCATCCGTTACAGAAAAGAATGCTTTGGTATTAAAATCGTAAACATAAGATATGTTGTCATCAGGGAAAGTAAATTGATAAAGCAAATGCCCATCTTGCTTGAATAAGAATGCATTTACGTTGCTTGGATTAGTAAGATTTGCCATGACAAAGTTAATGCCATCAGTTGATATCTGATTAACATTGGTGCCATCACTTACAAGTAACGCAATTCCTGACTTTTCATTAGCTCCAAGCCAGACTACAAACCTATCTGAGAATGCAATCGTTGAAGAATTAATGCAGCCATAATCAAAGTTAGTATAACTACTCCTCTGATAAGGAAATAATGTAGCTCCAGTATTAGTCCAGATTTCAGCAACCGTTGAACCCATAACAATAAGAACGTTTTCTTTAGAAGGAAAAGGAAATATTGCCTCGACATTATCTGGTTTAGATTGTAAAGCTCCTGTATTCACTGTTGGCCAAATATGACCATCCCCTACTTGAGAAAAACGCCATAAAGGTTCGTTAGTAACCCCGGCTAAGAAAGTAGCGCCATGAGAAGATAAGTAATTAGGCTGGAAATCTAAGACAGCTAAAGTAAAAGTATGAGCCGTCCAGTCATAAATCCAAATGTCTCTTTTATCGCAAATTCCTATTTGAGTAGGTCCTGTTGTTCCCACCCCCGCGATTTCAGCAATGAAAACATCACCGCTGTTTGTATTTAAAGTTCCAATCGTTGTTACAGCCAGATTTGTGTCTATTACGTAGACGATATCCCGAACCACACGAATGATGTGATTATAACGGCGACTAGCAAAAATACCACGTCCCGGTAAATCATCTGGGAAAGTACTAATAACTTTTTCATAACCAGCAAAAGGTACCAACCAGTCCTCAGAAATAATCATATTTGTAGTTTCAGAGTCATTAATCTTTGGATAACGACCGAATTTATTAGAACCTACAATATTGACAGGGAGGGTGCTTATTCCACCTTGAGCTACAGTCATTAAGTTGTCCATCCTTTGCCAAGATTAACCTGAGCGTAATTAACAACATCGTTTCCAGGGAAGTAAGAAAGCTTTTGCAGTCTTAAATCGATTGGTGAAATGTCTTTAAATTCTTCACTAAATCCTTCAAGCACTTTTAAAACGTGCGAAGGACATTCAGTATTAAATCTATCACATATAAACGCAGCTAATTGGTATTTTAAATAAACAATATAGTTTCGCTCATAAGTGAGAGATAAATCTGTAAAGTTTGTGACACTAGAGAGAGCAAATTTACCCCAAATTTTTATCGGATAGGTATCATCCGGTAGAAAATAAAGGTATAGCTTACTCCCATCTAATTGCCTTTCAAGATGCCATGACATAGGCAAAGACTCAATATTATCAGCCCTAGGAGAACCAAAATAATGAACTCTATGCTCTTTAGTCATGGAATATCGAACATTATCAATGTTGAAAGTTATCGTCTCAACATCCACTAATCCAGGGATGTCATAGGCCTCTTGACCCTTAATCGCTGTTAGTGTGTATTCCTGGTAAAAAGGAATGAGGCGTTTAGCTACGGATTTTAACCCTAAAATGTCGTTCAGTAACTCAATCCCGTCTTCTATTTGCGAACCGCTCACTGTTTCGAAGTCGCGGCTTACTATCCCAGTTAGGTAGAAAGCTTCTGTTGCTAATTTTGTCGCATTATAAGCCATAATAAACGCCTATTTTAGTTTACAAACTGTCAGAGAATCCTAAGACATCCACATCTACAGAATCGGAGCCATTTTTATAATCCTCTTATTTGTTATTACTCAGGTACGATGATAGCCATTCCGTATTCATCAGGCATTGTAGAACCCCAAATACAGTCTGTAATCATACCGCGTTCGTTTTCACCGAACTTAGAACCAAAGTACTTACGTAATGAAACACCAGTATCTGGATCATGAGCTGTAGCAGTCGGATAAGGAACCTCTTCAGGTAACTCAGGCATAGCTAAATACATTGCTTTACCACCAACAACAACACCACTTCTATGGTTAGGCAATACAGTAACTTGCATACCAGCAACGATATTATTATTAATGTTTTGGCCTGAACCAGCAGTAGATTGTAAAGCTGGGAAAATACTTACAGTAACTTGACCACCGCCAGTAGCAGCTGCATCAGCAGTAACTTTTAACTGAACTGGATTTTCACTAGATTTGTGTCCAACGAAAGTCAA